TTAAAGAATCAAATGTACCGGTACATTTGATTCTTTAAGACTTTCAGCAAGTTTGTTCGGTACTACACAATAGTTGTTAGGTTGGAGCACAACATCTGCTCCAAAGAATTGTGGACATTTACTTGGGTTGTATATATATGTATTCATAATAGAAACAGTATAGCATGAAAAAGGCCCCCTGACTATTACATCAGAGGGCCTTTAGTGTAAAACCCGTTAGGGCTTATACAAGCTGTCCAACAGCAGAGGACACGGTGATTGTTCCGATTGCGTTAGGAGTAACGCATTTCTTTGCAAACCGGGTCATAATACCCTGCTTCTGATCGAATGTTGACGGGTCGGTCAACATAGGAGTGGTGAAGTCGGCATATGGTGCATAGATGTACGGAGTGTCATTCCACTCAGTTCCACGTCTGAAGCACATAACCTTGGAACCATTTGTAGTTCCAGATGCCCAGAAGTTGGTCTTCATGATTCTGTATCTGCTTCCGTTAGGAGCAGTCATAATCGGGAAGAAGGTAACTCCAGGATATGGGCCTTCCATTGAACCGTCACCATTGGCACCACCACCGATGGAGAATGTGCCTCTCATGGACTTAGCCAGAGCAAGAGCAGCATCCATACCACAGATCAGGTGGGTCATAGCTCCGTTTCTCTGTCCGAATATGATGTTGTCCATTTTCTGGATATAGTTCCAGATATAGGCATCCCACTCGGGCTGATTAACGAATCCACTTGCAGGGATTGTAGTTCCGAAAGTCAGAGCACCAGCAGTTGCCTGGAGAATCATGTCGTTCAGAACTTCAGCATTGACTTCAAGAGCAAGCTCTCTAGCCACACCACCCAGGAGTTCCTGAGCAGCATCCAGACCATGGTATGCTCTCAAGTCCTGCATCTCTTCGATAGACCATGCAGCTCCGAGTTTCTTGGTCTTGGCTTCAACCAGCTCACTGGAGAGCTTCATTCTGATAATCCTTGCAGCAAGACCTTCAGTGGCATTGTCAGCATAGGAAGTATTGAACGGAGAACTCGAAGTGTTCAGGTCAATACGAGACTCAAGACCTGCGCTTGGGTCTTCGGTTCGATACTGGTCAAGCCAGAAAATCTTACCGTTTGGTCTATCCATCGGCTGAATAGCTGCAATCTCACTCAGGATATACTGAGGGAAGACTCTGCGGATAAGTGGGAATATGAGATAGTTGCTCAGAGGAGCACCATCACCAGCAACCGTAGTTGCCCCAGTTGGCAGAGACTGATTTACACTCTGAAGCAGGATGTCCTGAGCAAGCTCAGTCTTTCCCTGTTCCAGGGCCAGAAGACTACGTGCTGCTGCAGGGCCATTGAACTGACCTTCGCTGAGTCTAGCAGTATTCTGCAAGATCATTCGACAAGCAGCTCTTGGACTGGTCAAGTGAGAAGGAGTATTCCCAATAGGAGCACTCTGGCCTTCATACTTGTCAGGCAGATCAGCTACAAGTCTTTCGATCATCTCACCAACGGTCTGGGGTGCTCTTTCCTCAGCAGACTGTTTGGTGTAGAAAGTAGGTGAATAAGTTGAAGACTGCTCAACAACTTCTGTGGCTACAGCCGGGAATACCGACTGAAGACTAGGCAGGATTACATCAGATGCATCCATCAGTGACTGAATAGAATCAGCCTTATCGATAGCTGCCTGATAAGCCTTTAAGCCGACTTCACTGAGACCAGACTGCTCAAGCAAGCCCTTTTTGGTATCAGCGAGAGCAACTGTGGCTCTAACTGCTGCTGCTCGATCTTCTGCAGATTGAGTTTTATTTTCCACTGGATTGTCCTCTCCCTTAGCGACATTATCGCTTTGATATGTTACGGTTTTAACACCACTTCCGGTGCTTGCCCCTTGCCACACAGCATCGAAAGCTGTACAGACAAAGCCGTCTTGCATGACTTTACGTTTCTGGCCTCTCCAGTCACTCTGAGCAAACTGCCCATAACCCCTGGAAGACAGATCAACCTGAACCCCAGACTCAATAAGAGCTTGGAGATTTTTGCCATCAGGTTCAGTTGGGATAATTGTAGCATCAAACCATACGTCTGAGTTCTGCATCCAGAACTTCTCAAACTTGATAGCTGCATCAACCAGACCCTGCTCTTCAGCCGGGTGCTCAAGCTTGCCAAGGAACTTACCAGCAGATGCCTGTTCGTTCATTTTTGGCATGTTTGCTTGCCAGACAGTTGTCGGATAAACTTCACCCTTACTGTTGACAATATCACCCCTGGTAGCAATACCCTGGATTTTCATGAGTTTGCTTCCATCAGTCTTCTCATCGATAGACTGAACAGTGATATAACTCATGGATTGTTCTGCAAGGTCATGATTCCCGGATTGGACGATAAACTCATCCTTGCCATAAAAATCAGCTTGCTTTGTGCCAGCAGCAGCTTTTGCCATCTCAGTGGCAACAACTCCTAAAGCTCCAACTCTTTGGGCTTCACCAACTGGGATGTCACTTGACTTCTCAGCTTTAGGGGCACTTGATTCTGCTTCAGTAGGTATCTCAGGAACGGATGCACCAGGAGATTCGGCATCAGTCTTGGGAGTCCCAACTTTCGGGTTATCACTACTTTTGCCAACAGGTGTATCAGTGGTAATAACTGTTGCGCTGGTGCTACCATCTTGAGCAGTTACTTCATCTTTTACTTCCACGATGTCTTCCTCCTTTGTTTGAATAGTTGGAGTTTCAGCTACCTTAGCAGACTGGTCTCCTTCTTCTTCCTCTGCATCCATGCCAAGAGCAGTTGCTACGACCGTGACTGACATCGGAGTGCATTCTCCAGAAAACATTATCCCATCTGCTCCGACTGTATAGGTCATTGAGCAATACTCAAATTCCCCATTAGGGTAGGAGTCACAACAGAATACGATGGAATCAGCAAATACGCCAAGAATACCACTCCAGTAATACTTAGAGTTTTCTTCTTCACGTTTCCACTCATTGAAAGCATTACGAACCATCGAAAGATGCTCTTCCATTGAACCAGCTACATGGTAGTGGTCTTGGAGAACCAGAGCTTTATCTGCTACGCTTTGCTTTACAAATGCACGTAATGTGGTCGGGTCGAGAGACTGTAACTTAACTTTTGCTTGTACTTTAGACATCAGTCTCACTCCTTCGCATGTTTTTACTATATTCAGCTTACCAAATGTGTATACGGTAATGGTGTCCTGTCAAAAAAATTATTTTGAACTATTTACTATGTAAAAAAAAGAGGTCAGCTTTTTAGGCTAACCCCTCTTTCCATAATGGAGATCAATACGTATACTCAACGACAACCCTAGTATATCATTCAGGTTTATATCCGTCAACAAGTTCTTGTGCTTTTTCTATATATTGTGGATTTAAGTCTATACCAATAAACTTTGGTATCCCAAGTTTTTTTGCTGCAATGGCACTGGAACCAATTCCAACGAATGGGTCACAAGCTCTTTTAATCCGGTCAAGCCCATGTATCAGGAAACACATCTCCGGGACTTCCACTGGGAATGTAGCAGGATGGGGTCTATCATTATCTCGATTCTGAATTGTCTGGTATGGTATGTACCAGTTATTGCCCCGGCACCTGACCATTGACCCGGTATCCCATCTTTTCTCATTTGACTTATCAGCATAGGGAACTCCGATTGCCAATCTATCGAGAGGGACATCTCCATTCTTTGTCAGATGAAAGATATACTCATGGCAATCATTTACAAACCGGGGACTATTTATCGGTTTGTAATGTCCATAACTTTTGTCATCTACTGAGATACTTTTTATCCAATGAAAGGTATTCTGTAATTTGAATTGGGTTAGCATCATTCCTAATACATCGAATGGTATGCATGGGTCAGTAGGCTTAGAGCCAACATTCAGGAATAATGACCCGGAATCTGATAAGGCAGAATACATAGCAGTGCAAACTTCATGTATCCACTTGAGATAATCAGCTCTGGGCATAGAATCATCATAGCTACAACTATAATCTATGCCCAGATTGTATGGGGGTGAGGTAACAATTACATCATAACTGTTAGGTTTTAGGCTGTAAAGCCCATCGATACAATCCATTGATACTAGCTTAATCATAAATGTTTGTTTAAGGTCAAGAACACAGGTGTACTATCTCCCAGATAACTACCAATAACGTTAAACTCGAAGTATTCCTCTGCCTCTTCCCGTTTGCCTCCGGTAGACTTTTGGATTAACTTTATACACTTTTCTTTGTCATAGCAGACTACAGTGGGCTTGCCAAAAGTTTCAACAAGCCCAACAATAGCCGATTCAAATTCATCAAACAGAATAGCATCCTCATTATGTTCTGCTATAGTTTCACGCAATAACATTAAGTTCTCCACTTTCAGTCATTTGATCGATAATGCTCTGTCTAATTTCCAGACGGTCTGCAGCATTAAATGGAGGTATGTCCTGACCTT